TTCTAGTTCGCTATTCACTCTTGCGGTAATTGTAGTAATCATCTCATCCTCATCAACAAGAAAAGGAATTTCTTCTTTCTTAAATCTAAATAGTTTCTCATTACCATCAACACTAGCGTTGATTGTTCTTCCATTGTAGTGTTCTCCGACTGCTCGTGTTGGTTGCCCGACTTGTGGGTTTTTAAACTGGATTGTGCTCTTCCGAATAATAATTTCCATTAGACTGATTCCTCCATATTTGTTATTTCTTCTACTTCCATAATCTCGTCTACTTCAAACACATAAGTTTCACCACGCCAGCTCTCGCCGATCTCTCGCTCTACACCTTTGACGTGCCAATCTTGTACATTATCATCGTTACGAGTACCAATGACGAGGGCTTTGTACTTTCCTGCTTTTTCGCATGTTACTTTAAGTGTATCACCTTCAACAACCCCATAAGCTCTGCCAAAATGCAAATGACCATTTACCCACACGTCTACATTGGTGTTTAAGTGCTCAAAGTAATCTGGCAAATGTATCTCTACAGTTTGGCTATCTTTTGTTGCTTCAAGAGTATAGCGATAAAGTGTGTCGCCAGGCGTTGGGCTCTCAACAGCTCCATGTCGTATGACGTGCGTATTTTTCTTTACTGGATGAGGATGCGGTATTTCAAAATTTTTAGTACCTTGGACGGAAAATGATCCAGGAACTAACCAAGTATCTGTATTTCCATTACCAGAGCCCAAAATTCCCTGCGAATTATTCAATGCAGTTGCGTTACTTCCAAGTGCTACCGAGCCTGCTCCTTCTGCTGATGACAAAGGCCCAATTGCTATACCAAATGCTTTTGTGGTTTTTGCGTTACCACCTAGTGCAATTGACGCCAAGTATGCATTTGACTCTTGACCTATTGCGACAGCACCACTGTCTGAGCTTGATTTTTTCCCCATCGCAACTACGTCACTTACTAATTTATCATTAACTTGTTTAACTGCATTAGCGGTAGCAGCTAGCGTCTCACTTGTACTCGTTACACTGCTTGATAACTGCACATGTCCCTTTTTAGTCAAAGACGCATCTTCCGCCAAATGTTCAGCAAAATCACTTTGTTTTGCAGCTCCTATTTGTTCAGGCGTTACCTTAATATCAAGCTGAGAAATTTTCAAATCAGTGTAAGCTTTAGAATTAATAACTGCAGCTGATACATCATCCTGCGTTGCCCATACTAATGAGTTGTTGATTGTCGCCGACACATTCATCGTGTTTCCGATAAGCGTGATTATATCAATGCTTTTCTCCACGATATCAGGTCCACCAGTCGGCGGTATGTATTCCGCGCCTGTACCAGCGTTCCCGTAACAATAAAGGATTTCCCCGACATCAGGATCCTGAGCAAACACACCGATTTCGCGAAAATAAAAGCCGACAGTGATATCTTGATTCGATAGCACAGTTCCGACGATAGCTTTTCCTCCTGGTTGTGTCTTCAATTTTGCAATAGCTAATGACTTTTTCTCGCTAATTAGTGTGTTTAAATCCGGTATTTGTTGGCTACCCAGATTTCCGTCACCAATACCAATACGGTTAAAATGCAGCTCAACTCCAAGTTGCGCTTTCGCTTGTAGCGCTCTACCTTTTTTCGTTAAGATAAGTCCTCCGAATGCTCCCAATGTTACACCACCTGTTCTACCTTTAATTTGTCGCCCATATGGAGCGCAAAACCAAAGCGCATGTCCATATTTTCTGACGATTCGATGATTACTGTCTCTAACCTTGATCTCAGGTTCTTGACGGAATTTACAGCTCTGGCCAATAAAGCAGCCTTATCGTTCGTCGCCTCTGGATTATTAGTAATGACGCGAAAATAACTTGGTTTCCCTCCATATTCAAACCATTCCTCTACACGTCCATCACCAAAATAGATCTCGACTACACGCTGAACAGCTGCAGGTGTTCCTCGAATGCGGCTTAGCAGCAATGCATCGTTAATCGCTTGACGTTTGACATCGATATCACTTTCAGCCTCGTACCAATCCACGTTAAATTGCCAAGCAAGAATATCTAGTACTTCCTCTGGCTGTTCCTCAATTCGGCTATAAATCTCTGCTAATTTCACTTGGCAGGCGATTTCGCGAAATTGCGTATTTAATCCAGCCGAAAATCCTTGAACAGTCTCGTCACCCTTCATAAACTTTGTTTGCAGCTGAAGCAAGTCAACAGTATCTAGCTGCATCTTAAATCAGCCCCCCGTAGACAATGTTTTTCTTGCCTAGAAATGCGGCTTCATTCTTCCTTATCTCCGCATATGAGGGCAAGGTTGTAACCACACGGAACGCACCAGCTGCGTACATCATCGAACGGAGCATGTCAGGATTAATTGCTCTGCCAAGCTTTGCACGCTGCCAAGACTCATACTGATCAACCGCACCACTAGTGTTTTCTATTGCAGCCCGTATTGATGCTACTTCCGTTGATCGTTCTTTACTGATGTAATAGGTCAAGTTGATATCATAATTAACTTCAACTGCCGAGAAAGCCTGAACATGGTCAGTTAACGGTCGACGATCCTTTGGACTAACCGAATCATTCACTTTATCCAAAACATGTTGTGTGGGCAACTGGCCGTTTTTCATCAAGACGTAAATGTTTACCACACAATCAGACGGTGAAGTCACGGAAATATCCCCGATATTAACGTCTGCCGATTTAGCCCAATACACATAAGCATCCTCTGGACCAGCAACACTAAACGAAGCAGGAGCCAGACGTTGACGTTCGCGATAGGAATCATCGTCCTCTCTGCCTGATCCTCCTGAACTGGTATCAATGTTTGCAGCACTCGCTACGAATGGGATCGGGTCAACGATGATATTGATTTGACCAGCAACAAATCCGTTATATTGCTCGCCACCTTGTATCGATTCAGCAATTATGTCTCCTTTTGTTTCACCAGGCATGATGTTGAGGTCATTTTTAGTCGCAAAGTACATAACGCCATCCGGCGTAACTCGCGTACCTCTAGGAATAGTAACCGTGTTAAGTTGAATAGCCGATAGCATGAATCGTACTGTCGTTTTTGCTGATTGAGCCTGAAGTCTCTGGACACCAACACGTACTCCAAGTGCATCTAGTACATCTCCCGATGCAAACGGCAATAAGTTTTGATTACCTGTGTAGTTGATGTCGTTCAGCATCCCGATAATTACAGGCATGAGCTGCAAAAGAAAAACCCGACGTGGATCGCCGGGGTAAAGAACTTGCCCTGTTGTTTGCTCAAAGCCAGATATTAATTTTTGTTGAATACGCTGCGCATCCGTATCCACGAACTGAATAGGCTTGAATTCGCTCATATATCAATCACCACCTTGAATATCATATCTCCATCCTCCGACAGTCCAAGGAAAGAAACATCTTTTATCGTTGCCCTTGGCTCCCTCTCATCGATAACCGAATAGATTTGGGTCGTAGCAAGTGTTATTGCTTCAGGTTGAGGTAAATCTATAAAGTCAGGTGCTACTCCGAGTGTACGATCATAAGCAACCTCGTACTTAAACGTGTTGATTAACGTAAATACGTTCTGCACGATCTCAGTAACTCCTTTTGCCCCCCAATCAATAGTAAGGGCTTCAGAGGTGTTAATCGTTATCTGCATTTAATTCACCTCATTTACATATCACGTGCTATAGCAACTTTTTGAGTTGCTTCGTAATAGTTTGGGTTGTCTCTCTTGTTATCAGCTTTATTCGGTGGAGTAAAGATGTCTGCTGGCACAATGCTGTAACTCTGAAAACCAGCAGCACTAGACCCACCAGCACCACCAGAAGCCCCCTGAGAAGCTGATGCTTTTCCTTCACGAACATATTCCTCGAACTCAAGTTTAAGCGTGGCTGCGAGCATATTCCCTTTGCCATCAACTACTGTATCGCTTACACTAGTACTCTTTAGCAGCCACTTGTTTTTTCCAAGCGGCTTTGTTCCGAGTACGAATATATCAGGTACCATGTTGTCCCTAATCGCTTCCCACTGCTCGATCTCATTGCGGACATTAACACCGAAGTCAGCACGAAGTTGTACATCTATGCTCATGGATGTAAGACCAATTCCTTTGATGTAAGTGCTTGGCTTGTCCTTTAATTTTTCTTGAGCTTCTAAGCTAATGTCTCCACTCCATGTTAGGCCATCGAATGTATTCTTTTGATTAGAGCTAACTTGAAACACTTTATTCTTAAACGATGCAATCGGCATGATCAGCCCTCCTTAAAAGACTCCAAGAATGAGTCCATCAGCCATATTCTCGGAGAAAAACGAAACTGCAACGATATCATTTACACTTACCGTTACGTGCTTCGCGCAAGGTATCTCAGGCGTAACTGCATTATCAAGATCACGAAAAGTAACTCGTGCAGTACGATTATCCAAGTTAACGGAACTTATTTCCCCTTTGCGTATCATCAGTAACCCTCCAATGGCTTGCGAAGCATTATTTCCGTCCGATTATTAATAAAATCGTGAGTCAGGCGATCGATGAAATGTTTTCCATCGAACAAGCCGACATCAACCACTGAAACTGGTATGCCGGCTGCATAATTTGTATTAAGGTTAATAGGAAGTACACCAGTTACCATCCGCTTATTGAAACTTCGCAAGATTCCCTTAGCCCAGCGGTTTGCTTCTGCCTGATTGCTGGCATAAAGATTTCGTTTATGAGTAGGTCCACTAATGTTTGTATCCTTGAACTCACCTTCAAGATATCCTGATCTCGTTTTGCTGCGAACAACACATTTTTCGAAAATATCAGTGGATTTATCAACAAATTTAAACTCGCCGTTAATATCTCTCAGATGAATAACAGATAAATTAGGATCTACTGGCTTTTTTTCTTCCTCTGGCTCACCATAAATAACAAGTGATTGGTTATTTATCTTTAGTGCATAGCCTTCAAGCATGCAGCGGAATGAAAGAAACGAGAAATCTGATTCTTCAACTTGATCAACACGCTCGTATAGGTGATTTGTAACGTTATAAGTCTGAACAATAAACCCATACCTTGCTGCTATTTGTGTCACAATTTCGAGAAAGCGGACGTGTTCCCACGCTTGTGTTCTTGCTGACTTACACGGTTGTGGGATGGATAACGCCATGATTCCGAATTTTCCAGCGTTCTGTGATATTTGATCAACAAACATTACACCTGTATCAAACCCATTTTCTTTAATCTGTAACTTGTCATTCTTAGCTGGCTTCCACTTTGACCATAGACCTTCAGTGTCTGAAAATGTAAGAGATAAGCTGTCTGGTCGCTCACCTGAGTTGTCTGTTGTCTTAGCAGAAATGGGATGTATAGATGGCGTGATATCAACACCGTTATAAATGATGTTCATATGTCATGACCTCTTCCATGGTGGTAATGATGTTGGTGTTTCTTTCTCAATGATAGGGATTAACAACTTTTCCCCACCCTGAAAAATAAGCACATTTCGGTACTGTAAATTCATTTGAATGATGGTCGATGCGTGAGTCTCTTCGTTGTAGAAGTCGAGAGCTATACTGTCAAATGTATCACCAGCGAGTGTTGTGTAATTGTATCCTTTATGCATAGCTCTCCCTCCTTCTCGATTCCCACCAATCATCGCAACGGTCAAAGAAATCATCCGCAGCTTCCTTCAATTTTTGCATTGAGCTACTATCCCCACTGCTTATAACAGGAGCGAATACAAATTGTGGACTACCTCCGCCACCACCACCAACACCAAGAATTTGAGCCGTCTTATTAAGTAGCGACAGGCTTCGCGGTGTACGTTTTAACGGAATAGCCGCCTCTGGACCTGCTTCACCAAATATTGAAGGCTGATTAGCAAATCCACCTCGTGCAAACGTTGGAAGTTCTGAAATATTGAATCCAAATTCCTTACCGCCTATACCAGGTACCCAATCAGGAATCTTTACATGGATTTTGTTGGCTGCGCGGATAATGAAATTTATGCCCTTAATGAGAAAATTGAGGAATCCTTTGAATCCAGATACCACACCATCCCATATACCACTAAACCATGAGCCAACGTTATTAAAGAAAGGCATAACATAGTCCTGCCAAATGCCAATCATAAACGAGGAAACCTTGTCCCAGTTTTTCCACAGCAAATATATAGCCCCAACTACAACACCAATGGCTGCAGCTATTCCGATAACAATCCACGTCATTGGGTTTGCTAGCACGGCGGCATTAAGCCCCCATTGAGCAATTGCAGCGGCTACTGTTCCAGCTCTTATACCTGCCATTATTCCTTGATAGACCGTCATACCGACTGTAATGGCCTTCCACGCTACCATTGCAGCAACAATGCCAATTACCAATGGTTCAATGGTCGACCAGTTATCTTGGATAAATTTAAAAAGCTTGGTTCCAGCTCCGAATACACTTCCGATAACAGGACCTAGCGAAAAGATACGGTCAACTAGACCTGAGACTAAATTTTGAATGTAGGGCAAGTTGGCATTAATGAACTCAGCGAATTTCTGAACATATGGGAGAACCTTTAGCATTATCGAGTCTCCCGCAGCGTTAAGACCTCTTTTTAATATATCTAAGCTGTCTTTAACCTTGACCGATGTCTTTATCAGATCATCGTCCATTATCAATCCGTACTTTTCGGCATTGGCTGATAGTTCTTGTAGTCCATCAACTCCAGCATCAAAAAGAGGGATCATTTCATTGGCACCCTTGCCAAAAATCTTCATAGCAAGAGCATTTCGTTCGGTTTCATTCTTCACCTGCGCGAGCGCTGCTACAGTTTCGCTAAATACTTCTCCCTGCGATCTCAGCTGCCCGTCCGCTCCTTTAACGTTAATCCGCAATAGTTTGAAGGCTTGAGCAGCAGCTGCACCTTCCATGTCAGCACTCTTCATATTTTTGGTCATAATTGAGATAGAAGAACCAACAGCATCGAAATTAACACCAACCTGGCTAGACATAAATTCCAACTTCTGCAATTGTTCATATGTCAGACCAGTGCGGACCGACATCTTATCGATCTTGTCTGAAAACTCGATCGTATTCGAAGCAGCCTTTACTATTGCCGCACCAGCTATTGCTACCCCTGCACCAACTACGATACTTGCCTTTTTAACTAAGTTCATCGCACTGCTAGCCATCTTCCCGAGTGAGCTCATCGACCCTCCGGTTTTATTAGCCATTGATCCAGCATTCATCATTGCTTTCTGCAGGCTTGGATCTACTTTACCAGCAAGTACGATCAGTGCTTCGAGCTCTTTATTTTTTGCTGCCATAGTTTCGCTCAGCCTCCTTTCTCTGCCTCTCGGCTTCGTCGGCGAGTGATTCGTAAAACTCAAACAGCTCGATCATTGGCATCTCAAGGCACTCTGATCGAGCTGCAAATTTGTTATATACCAATTGCGTTATGCATTCTCGGAGGTATTCATCAGTGACTATTCCTCCGAAGTTAGAAAGAAAAAATCGCGAACAAGCGCCTCTGCCTTTATTGAGTCTTTGGCATTCATACGAAGCACGTCTTCTGTATCAATCGATGTGTTTTCCTTTTTCACGGCTGCAGCGAATAAATAAAGATGATAGTCGGAATCGAATTCCTGCATCATAACCACATTCGCGGACTTTTTGAACTCCTTTGTAGCCTCCACTTTATCCCGGGCTGTCATATCCTCGAAGTTATAGGTTAGCTTATCTACTTTCTCACCGTTGATATCAATCGGTTTGCTTAATTTCAACTCTGGCATTTACGTTTTCCCCTCTCAAATAAAGAATAAGAACAGCCCCATTATTGCAGGGCTGTTCTGAGTGCATCCATGTAGTCAACACCGTTGACCACGTATTTGTAATTAAATTTATCAATCAATAGAACTTCTTTACCGTCAACAATCTTGCGTAGGTAGTAAACCTCGAATTCACTGCTGCCGTCAGCTCCTGAATTAACTTCAAGCTTACCCATGTCATACTTCTTTGAAACGGCAGTGATAAACACCTTGTTCTGCTGAAGTCCGACTTTGACATCATTCGAATTGAATACGTCAACGACCCAGGCAATCTCAAATTTGATCTCCCCAGGACGTGAAAGCATCGAATACTGCGGATTGTCAGCTCTGTTATTGACTGTGAGTGTCATGCTGCCGAGTTGACCGAACGTAGGCATATCAATCTCGCCCATGATGCCAGCGCCTTTGATCGTGTCCGTGAGCTTTTCAATGCTCGGAAGCTGAAGGTCGGAAGAATCGTCAATGATCTGCAGAACTCCTTTTTCATCCGTAGCTTTGAGCCTGTACTGGACCGTTTTATTCGTAATTTTTGGCATCAGTTACCACCTCCAAACAGCGTATTAATGCCCTTTGTGGTGTACTGCAGACGGAATGACAACGATTTTCCGACAGGTGCTGTTGTGGTCTGAACATCAAAAACGAAATCACCCTCAACGATGCTGCTTGTCGGGTTGCTTGTTTCATTGAAGTCTATTTGCCCGTACAGCAGTTTTCCGTCAGCAATAAGGCTATTTAGCCATGTACTCGCATCGTTAAGAATCGTATCCTTTTTACTACGATTAAGTGGACCGTCAACGTCTGCCATAAACCGATCTTGGAACGTGTTTGTCATGTACATCATCATGCGGATTCCTGCATCAAACACGTTTTTAGGGTCGATCTCAGCACCGTAGGTGTAATTTGCATTATGAGGACCCCATAGAACCCAAATTCCACTTCGATAGTTGAATGTTGTGATACCATTCTTATTCAATTCATTTGCCTGGACTTCATCAAAAATAGCATTAGTTCCATTTTCCAGAACTGGAGAAGTGATGTCCACTTGCTTGTTAGACGGCGACACATACGGGACGTTGCCGTTTGTATAGTCGGTTTGCTGCATGCGAACGACCATGATTGTCGAAGCCCAGAAAACGCGACCAGCAGCATTAGCTTTAGGCCACCCGACCTTTACACCGATGTCTGTATAGCCGTTAGCTGTCTTCCAAGCAACAGCTTTAGTAATGGTATCGGAAGTAGACTCTGACGGAATGTCAGCCGCCACTAGTGCATCCCAGTGACCGTTTATCTTTTGGGAAGCTGTTACCAGTGCTTCTTTTACTTCCTTGATGTGAGACCATCCAGGTGCAGCGAGAATAGTTGGAATTTGCTTATGTGTGACATAGACCAAATCGACAACGGAGATACCTTTGCGCTCACCAGATGTGTTTCCACCGATGATATCAGAGCTCTTCACTTTTTTAATATCTACCTTGTCGAACGAAACATCAGTAGGATTAGCAAGAGCTTTCCCTGTAACATCAGTTAACTTAATTCGGCCATCAGCAGTATATTCCACCGTGTAGTCAGTATCACGTTCCTTTCCAGTGATAGCGACCGTGGAAATAATGGCAGGCTCATCGATATAACCAATTCCGTTCGTGATAGCGATAGAGGCAGTTCCTGCTGTTTTATGTTTGGATGGATCTAATACGTTAATGAGTACGATCGGACCAATTGGCTGAATACGGTTTTTGAAATGCGCATAGACCGCTTCGCACAGTGTAAAGCTATCCCAATCGTCTGAATATCCAATCTTAGCTTTCGCTTCATTGAAACTATTAACGAGAATAGGAACATTAATAGCTACAGATGGATCCTCCAACTGATGAATAGGAGCTGTCCCGATGTAAACAGGTAATGTTGCGACTCCCGCAGGGGACAGTGTGTCTGTAGTTGGCATTTGTTCGCCATAAACCCCATGTTTATAAGGCAATTATTTTCACCCTTTCTTAGTCCTGAATTAGATCTGTACTCGAAATAAACGGGAGAATCGCCGCCGTTGCTCGGAAAGTAAGATAACCAACCCAATATGGCATTGGCTGCTGTTGATACATTCCCCAGCTGAATGGCTTTTGCGCTGTCGTCTTGCCATCTTCGACTAGATATCTACTCGATAGCTGTTGACGACAAATGAAGATGAAGTTGAGTAAGTCCCGGTATCCTTTGAAATCTGGAAGAACACCACCGTCCTTAGGGTAGTGACCGGGATTATAAACGATGAATGATATGCGAATGTTAATGCCCGCATCATTACCGTCATCCTCTCCATCATCCATACCAATCACCATCGCCGGGATCGCTTTTTTCACTCCATCCGGCAACTGCAACGGCACGTCCTCCAACTGATTCGGTGGTGGTAGCCAGCCGATGAAAACGTTCGGATGCATGAGCTGATAATCCGTAATGTCATCGTCATTCGGAACCATGAGCTTGATCTTCGGGCTTACATGCTGACAGCAAAAGGATTCAATAGCTTCCAGAATCGAATTATCAATCATTTTGCTTTCACCTTCTTCAAGCGATATGAGATTTCATGCTCAATGCGCTCAGCAAGTTTATTGTTCGCCTCGGCTTTTATTTGTTCTGAAACATGAAGCGAATCGATCATCTGCGGGATAGAAATAGAGCGAAGCACATCAACGGGATTTCGAGCTTTCCCTTGGCGCTTCATCACTTGCGTATGCCCATTCAGTATCTGAACAAACGCTTTCGGATCCGTTTTAACTTGTTTGAATCCAGACGACTTCTTGACCTTCACCCGTACACCATTTTTCCCAGAATTTATTTTGAAATGTGAGAATGTAAGGCGACGACCAGTAGACTTGATATGTGCGGAAAGATTACTCATCTTTGCCCTTTGCTTAGTGAGCGATGACTTAACATCGCCTGCTTTAACGTTGTATTCTGCCGTAACCAAACGACTGACCTTTGTACCAACATAATCAAGTGTACGGTTAACAGCCGAGAGCGCGGCAGCAGGCATCTGCTTCTGAAATCCCTTTAGCCCCTTCACAACCTTTTTCAACTGAGAAGAATCAACAGTAATTTGAGACACATCATTCACCCCGATTCTGATTCAAGACGATCTCAAATACTCCTGCAGATTCCTTAATATCATCGATGTACATAAGCTTCCCGTTGAAGATTTGAGTACCTCCAACCTTAGGTTTTTGCGAAAATGAAGAAACAGGGATGAAATATAAAATCATCCCCGTTGTGATTCCGCCAAATTCGTTCTCTGATCGTTTTTGCAGACGATCATCATCAATCTGGACAATTATAGGCTGGCCGTCAATCATGATCTCGTCGGAAAACTCACCTAAATTAAAAAAGACATCCTTGATGTCCTGAGCGGCGAAATCTTTGAAATTCATTTTTGCTTCCTCGTGGCTTTCTGGTCTATTGGTTCCAGAGTCGCCTCCGATTCTGTAGTATCCTTATCGAGGTGATCATCAACATCGGTATCGATATATTCATCTGCAACATGATCGTCCTCAACATTATTGTCATAAGGATCTGAAACGCGAACCGCCACACCACGATCGATGAGGCGGTTCTCTTCTGCTTCACTTAGCACATCGATGATGTCACCTGCTTGAACGATATCACCATTAACTTCAATGTTCCACTCACTGATTATCGCCATATTAGATCACCTTCGCTATATACCAGCTGTCAATGTCCGTAGGCATCGGCAGCGGGCGAGAATTGATTTGCATAAAGCGTTGTGCAGGGTTTGTTTCTATCCATGTATACGGCACGCGGGAAGCTTCCACCGTGTAGAAACTCTTTGACGTCTCATCGATCAACGTAACTGCACCATAAGCAAACGTGAAGTTTGCATTTGTTGAAGCGAGCGCAATTGTGCCAGATGGAACCATAGGTTTCTCGACCGGATTGTCGGGGTCCGTCTCGTCATCGAGATACCACTCGTCATAGCTATACACGTCGAGTCCAAGTTCGGCAATTCGGCAGATGAAAGTTACACCGTTCGGCAAGTCCTTCGGAGCAAGATTACCAAAGTTTGCATTGAAAATGTTGAACATGGCTTGTAGCTTAGGATGATTCAGGAATACTGGTGTTACGTCGGAAGCCATAACCACGGCATTCGGTGTCATGCCAGACTTCTGAATGACTGCTAAGCGCCATGTTCTCAAATCGGAGATAGGATCACTATCAGGCTTATTCCATGCCCTCGATGTTAATACAGCTTTGTTCGTGAAATCAAAGTCGAGTGTATCTTTCACTCCTTCGCCAATCATGTCAACCTTGCCGTTGAATAGCATCTGTGCTGCCATCCATTCTTCCCGACGGGTAGTCATTTCGTCAAGCTCTTGAAGATCACGAGCCATAAGACGCAAAGCACGATCTTCAGGAGAGGTTTGGATGTAAGAATGGTCGCCAAACGCCCGAATTTTTAGATCATCTTGTGTGATAATCTTGACAGGTTTGAGTGTAGGCGGTGTATAGGTACGTGTTTTGAATCCATCACGATTTACTGCCTTACCTGGAAGTCGAGATGAAACAAATGGGGCCATTTTGCGACGGGATTTAAAGAAATCCACATCGACTTGCTCCGTTGGATATGTGATAGTGTTCGGGAAAAATGTTTCTTTCAAGAATGTTCTTACTGGTAGCATGTTTTCGATTGCTGCCAGCATTGTGCGCGGATCATACATGTAGATTGACATTGTTCAGTTCGCCCCCTTTAGGATTTGTTCGATTTGAGGAAGATTCCGATTTTGCGAAGCTCTTTTTTGTGCTTCGCAGCGGTATCGGTACCGCCGAAAATAAGTGCAGCTTGATTGAATTCTCCAGTCAGATAAACAGGTGCAACTACGTTACCAGTCGTTGCATTAATATCATCAGCCAAAATTGCATATGCAGCTTCTGAACCATCTGATTTTGAGGAATCAACAGGTACAGCCAAGTCAGAAGTTGTGATAACTCCCAGCACCATACCGCGTACATAAGAGGCGCCAGCTTTAAGCGTAAGCACATCGGTCACGACATCGGCAACGCCTCCAGCAAACAGCTTGTCATATCCAACCGATTGTTCTGAATACTTGTTCATCCTATCTCACACCTCCGCGAATATGTTTTTTATTTGCCATTTCAGCGATTCGTTTACCAAGTGCCTTTGCTTCGGTTTCTTCATCGTCTTCGTCCTTAGGGTCGTTGTCTTCCGAATCTTCCGGATCGACGTCTTCCATATTGGACTCGTCTGAATCATCCTGCATTTTCTGAGCCATTGTTTTGCGGCGAGTGTTCTCCACATTTAAAATAGCTACTGCCGTTTGCTCTGCGCTGGCACCAGTTTCGTATTTAGCTTTAGCGATCGTCGCGGCATGGCCAGGAATGGATAATTCATCGAGCGCCTTCATTCGCGACCTTTCTTGATTAACGCCGTCTTTTACTGCTGCAGCGTAAATTTCTGGGTGTTGTGCTTTCAGTTCTTCCAAATTCATGATCTTTTGTCCTCCTTGATTTTTGTTTTGCGGTTTCGGCGGTTCAATTCTTGGTGCAACAGGCAGTCTAGCAGCTGGCTTTTGCTCCGTTGGAAGATCAGGTGGATTGATAAACTTTGACCAATCCATTGTCACGCCGTTAAAGATCGCTGTTTTGTTGTCTCTTAGACACGCCGCGACCTTTACTTCCTGTGCTACTTCATGTGCAAATCCTGCATCAACTGTCTCCTGTGCTGTCATCCATGTTTCAGCATCAAGAAGAGCTATCACTTCCTCATTAGATAACCCAGTTTTACTCACGTATATATTAACTAGTGAGCTTCTGACGGTATCGAGGAAATCAGCTACGCCACGCAAATCGTTTGAATCGCCCATTGCGAATGTCCATGGATTGTGAACCATCATCATTGATCCTTCTTGCATGATGATCCTATCTCCGGCCATCGCAATGATGGAAGCGATTGAAGCAGCCAAGCCATCTACGTATACATTAACCTTTGCGCTATGTGTTTTTAGAAGGTTGTAAATTGTTACACCCGCAAACACGTCACCGCCAGCACTATTAATGCGAACATTGATTGTTCCTACATCTCCAAGCGCCTTTAGATCATCGGCGAATTGCTTCGGAGTAACCTCGTCTCCCCACCAAGAAGTGTCACTAATTACTCCATATAGGAGCATTTCTGCAGTTGAATCATTAGTCTTGTTGAGGATCCAGAACGACATATTTTGTTTCACCTCCTCCCGTTGGTAATCCATCGAGTAACCCGCCTTCACGGCGCATTTTCTCTTCTCGGATACGTTGCTGCACATTCATTTCGAAATCTCCTCCAGTAATTTCGGCTGTCTCACGCGAACGAGTACTAAACCCTTCCTCGACACGCATTTTTGCGGCTTGTGCCTCTTTCAATGGATCAAGTTGACCAGATGATGGTCCAATCCATTCAGCTCGCGTATATGCCTTGCGAATGAGTGGATCATCAAAAAAGCCAGGGGCGTAAATCCTACCCTTGGCTACTGCTTCCGCAAACCATTCCTCGTATACCGGTTGACAAAAGTCTGCAGCAAACCATATGCGACGCATACGGAACATCTTCCACGCTTCCAGAAGGGCGGCGCGGCTTGCTGAGTATGAGGATGTAAAGCTTTTAACAAGCAACTCGTATGGGATTTCTAGTGCCGCCCCGACTTGCCGCAAAATTGCCGTCACGAACCCGTCAAAAGCAGTATTTGGCCTTCCCGGATTTGCTGTGGAAATATCTTCCCCCGGTGCTAATCCAACAATGGCGCCATTACCCATCTGCAAGTTGTTGTCGAGTCCAGGTAAAGTTTCTTCTTGAGATAATCCAGATCCGACAGGATTTTCAGGACTATCCGACTTAACAAATACAGTGAACATTCCGCTGACAACAGCCGCCATGAGCTCAGCTTCCGTGTATCGTCCAAGCTGCTTGAGTGCTTCGATAACCGGAGCAAGGATTGGGACACCGCGACGCTGTTCTGGACGTTCCGCATCCATCAAATGAATAACGTTTTTCCTGCCTGTCTTATCGCCATATGCGAGTACGCGATTCCACTTTGGTGGAGGCAGCGGAGCACCTGGAGTATAAAATGACAATGGATGCCTATTAAGAAAGTGATACGCCACGACTTCGGCATCCTCATTCACCTCTACCCCTCCGCGAATGTTCTTCCCGTTGAGTATCGGAGGATTGCAGCAACGATCTGCTTCAAGCAACCGCACGCGTAAATCGTATACGGATTGCTTACGCTTTTTCATAGGTAACAGCGCAAAGCAATCACCTGACATAAGCTGTGAGAGGAAAGCGAGCTGCTGTAGTTCGTAAAAATTATGCTGCCGGCAAGCATCACTATCAGTTGAATCCGCCCAAAGCGCAAACTCTCTTTCGATGGTTCGCTTTAATTGCTTTTCTTCTTCTTCGGATAATCCTAGATACTCATAATCAACGATTGGAAATAGTTTCAAGCCTGTCCCTACGACGTTCGTTCTGGATGTTTTTAACGCACCTGTTGCAAGAGTAGCGCCGCCCATATACAAGTCACGTGACCTCTGTCTAAGTACGTCAGCATTGTCAACAATATCCTCGTCTGGACCGCCGCCTCGGAAATTCCATCCAGCTAGCGATTTCTTTGTACCACTTGCCCCATGATTGGAATAACCGGAATTGAATATCTCTAGTTTCTTTTGTGCAACTTGTCTCTTTAAGGCCCAACTAGGAGATATCGATGAAATCATTCGATCGATCAGCTTCATACGTCACGCGGGACAACACGAACGACTCGCATTCCACTTCGGCCATTTTCCAATCGATCAACTTCTCTTCGCCAGAATAGAATTTGTTTCTGGATCTCAGATAGGTTAGCGCGAGTAATGTTTCGAGATCCAATTTGATAAGATTGACCTGTTGATACAGCTAAATTAGCTTCCATCCATGCGTCTAAGTGTTTCCTTGCTGTTTCTAAGTCCCATGCCATATCCCTGTTCACCTCCTTTCTAAATTCCGTTGCTAATCACTCGACGACGTGGCTGCTGTCTTGTAACGTCACGGCTATTGGTCGAGAGCTTTTCAAAGTCAGGATTAATTATTTCGAGTGCTGCTGTATTGTAAACCCGTAAGTCCAGCGGTTCATTTCGCTGTCTGACCTTTACCCATACCTGATACCGGACACCCATCCTAAAGCGTGTGACCAGCTTCTCAGCCGTCAGACCTTGGAAATACTGCTCGTTGTATCCGCGGTCAGTCGGGAAGTGACAGTAACCTGGTCCAACTTCTGTAATTCGTAAGCGAGACACCACGTTTGCTTTTCCCTCATCGACTCCAAGTCTAAACAAAACGGCCTTTTCCCGTGGTGTACGAGAATGGCCGTTAAGAAATGGAACATATTGACCTGGATCAGCGCCTTGTCCCTTAATCGCATATATTTTTCGTGCTTCACGTGCTGCACAGAAGCGATATACATCAGTCGTAAAGTGACCGCCAGAGTCCATGCATGTGCAAGCAATGCCGAACCTTTTACCGTCCTTGTTCGTCCATATCCGTGAGAGGAAAGAATCAAGATCATTCCAGACTTGCGGCTGCTTGAGATCGCCATAGAGTACTTGATATTGGATTCCCCAAGATTCTTTCCCAATACCCCATCCCAGCACTTCGACCTCAAATCGGTCATCCTGTACGTCAACCGCTGCCGTTAATATGAGTACTCCATCAGGGACATCAGTACCGTTATAAATCTCACCGCGGTTAATGAGATCGTCCTCTTCTAGTTGGTCGCCTTGTTCCTCCCATGTCTCGCCAAGAGAAGTATTGGTCCACACTTTCAGTTTTTCTGGTCCACCACGCACAGCTTCTTGGTGATCCTCAACAATCTCTTCCCACCGCTTCCACGGGCTAGCCATCTCGTTAAGGTGGAAACCACGCACCTTTCGGTTGTCTTTTTCGGCAACCCACTCACCAATACCTGATTTCCACTCCTGCTCACTATGCAAGGAACCACAAGCATGACAGGCATGCTCTACCCTTTTACAGGTCTTTGTCTCCTTATCGTAATCAAAGTCAATTTGAGCCCACTTGAGTCGCTGAAGCTCGCCACAGCTTGGACATGGTAGGTTCCAATGTTCCATGCTACTGTTTTCGAATGCTTCTTCTATCCGAGATACGCCTTTGATCGTTGGAGTACTAACCATGATCCGCTTCCGGTTAAAGAAGGTTGTAGACCGTTTTGTTACAAGTGAAACGGGGTCTCCCTCTGTCCCAGCCGACACCGGATAACGGTCAACCTCGTCCAATAGCACAATACGAATAGGACGACTGGCGAGGGACGCAGGTGAGTTTGCTCCTGCCATTGTTATATGTCCACCAGGGAAAGTCTTGTGAAGCAGGGTGTTTCCACTGTCGCGGCTCTTTGTCTCCTTAATCTTGCTTTTAAGTACAGGAGAGTCACGTAGCATCGGGGCTAACCGATCTTTGGAAAATGCTTGCGCGAGGTCGAGCGTAGGTTGCACAAGCATAACTGGAGCAGGATCCTGATGCACATAATATCCGATGGTATTGAGAATGATCTCCGTCTTCCCCACCTGTGCAGAGGACATAACGACAACTGTTTCGCATTCGTCATCATTTACGGCATCCATGATATCCCTCTGATATGGAGCCCTGTCCGTTCTCCATTGTCCTGGTTCTGCTGATGCTTCGGATGATAAGCGTCTATTTTGGTCTGCCCATTCAGACACCTTAAGGTCAGGAGGAGGGGCAAGCATCTTGGCAATTCGACGGAATAGATCAATCGTCTTTGTTTCAGCTTTCCTCATCGCCACCATCCCTTTGACGTTCTTCACGGAACGTTTCCGGGTTATAATCGGACAGTTCTGTCAGAGCTTCATGCAGGGCAGAAGTTAACATCCCCTTAACGACATTCACTTCACCGTTTCCAGCAATCTGAGGTGCCAGTTTTGTGGGGATCGCGAGTATCTTTTGACGAAACGCTGCAAGCATATCATTCATAACCGCCTGAACATCCTCTGCCCGGTGCAGTTCCCCGCGCATTTCTTCAAGCTCAAGTGCTGCCTTTTCCTTTTTGATACGCTCATGTTCTGTCTTTTCATCGATAAAGCGCGGCTTGTTATCTTCTTCTTTACCGCCAGAAGCATGCTCGATATACGCTTGAACTGCGTCGCCGAGAATATATTTACCTCTGCCAACCTGTTTCAAAACTCCGTCACTCGTTATTTGACGAATCCAGCGAGTAGATTTGCCGACGATGGCAGCAAGCTCGCCTGTCTGAATTTCTAACTCGTGCAGTGGATTAACTTCCGTTTTTTTCTTTGCCATCGTCTCACCTCTACTTCCGCTTTGATTATTCAAATTTGCTCACTAAAATTTATAGACTTAATTCGAAGTAAAAAATAAAAACCGCTATATTTGCAGACATGGCAAACGGAAGCGGAAGTAATTTTTTAAAAATAAATCTAGAGCTATTTCGGGCTCGCAAGCACCCGCACTAAAACTTTTGTCTGGGAGGACCCGTTGAAAGCCTAGAAGACATCACCACAGCGTTTTATATACTTAAGACGACCAATCTATCATTCGAATAGAACAAACGTTCTGTAAGCCTGTTAAGAGCTTGTATGAACGGACAGTGAATTGTTATCAACAATGACTCCGAATTACTTTCCTCATCGGGCTCCTATCTAATACCTGACTAACCAATAGGCGCTCTAGCTTTCTCTGGTGTTTCTTACGCTGTCGTTTCTTCTTAGGGTTGGCATATAGCAAAGGACTGATCTTCGACCAATCAATTCGCTCTGCAATCATCTTGAATACATTGATCACAGCTTCAGCGAGATTAACAATCTGTTCCCTTACTTTAGCCAACATGTTGCTTATAGCATCGATCTGTTCTCTAGTGAGCTGCATTCCATTTGAACAAACGCAAATCATCTTGCTCTACGCTCCTTTCGATTACGTGATATCAGTGCCGATCTGTTCTTGGTTATCTTAATGAGCCATGTGATAAGCTTCATCAGTAGATCCCAGTAATAGTGCAGTTATGATACAGTTCCCTGTTAATCTTCTTGAATCCATGTTTTATACCGAAGGTCTGCTTATGAAAGTATGCGATATTCATGAGTGGTATCTTGTATCCATACCCATAATAGATATGAAATACTCGATGAATTCCGGATATGTACTGAATAAACTGAACAATTGCCTTACCTGATTTCTTAGTTGGTTTCATATTCATCAATCCTTTCTAAAATAAAATAAGCCACTCAGTTTAAGAGTGACTTTGAATCTATTTTTATAACATCATGTAGAACAGAATGTTCGACATAGATAGTATATATATTTATATATATATTTCTTTTTTCTTTCTTGGGGGGTCAAATGACCACCACTAGTGGGGGCTAAATGACCACCCCTAGCAAAATTAATATGAGTGTCTAGAGGGGGCTATTTGACCACCAGTAGAGGGTACATTTTAACCACCACTAGGAATAATAAAAAGCTACTCGATTGAGTGACTAGAAAAGAAAAAGCACCACTTGGGTGCTTTCGCTTACTTAGATGCCTGCTCTTTTACAGTCTTCTTTTCAGCTTTTTTTCGTTCTTCATTCTGCTTTCTAGTTTGATCCATGATTATCATCTGTTGTTTAGTAAATGTATCATGGTATCCTGATTTATTCCAAACCGTATTGATCACCTCCTCATGCCATACTTCGACATGATGAAGCATTTACCTCTTATTTCTGAGATTCAGTCTCTACGTTCACCTTACCATCTTTTATGTATATCATCTTCACTTGTTCATCCGTAGCTCCATTGCTTTGAAGAATCAACTTTGCTACCTCATCCCAATTAGCAATATATAACAATGAAATCACCTCATTTTAATTTATAAAAAAAAGTAGCCACTCCATTTGAAGTGGCCGAGTAAGGGGTTATGAGAAAAAAAGTTTATCCGTAAAAGGTGCTACCTAATTTCCGTTGCCATCGGTCAGTTACGGACGGGCTACAGCTGGTATTTCATAACCTGCTGACAATACCATCATACATTGGATTAAATGTTAAACGAGAAATAAACAATAAAAAATTAACAAATAAAAAATATTGAAATAATTCTACACTATTGTAATTTGTTCAGTTCCTTTGGTATGTGCTATTATAAATGAAAAAAACCAAAAGAAATAACCAAAGGAGAATGGGCATGCATCTTGATGCTAAACGACTAATTGAGCTTGGTGTTGAAGCAATAATCAACTATTTGCGCCGATCCCGTGCTGACGAAGAATATGAAAAGAAAACTGGGGAAGATACGCTTAAGAATCAAGCTGACTTAATGGATAGAGTTTTAAGCGGCTATGGTATTCCTTATGATCAAGTCAGTGAGATAGGTAGCGGTGACAAGATTAGCACACGCCCTGTTTTTCAAAAAGTAATAGAAGATTTGCGTTCAAGAAAATATCAAGCTATTGCTGTCAAGGAAATATCTCGTATGGGTCGTGGTTCTTATACTGATATGGGGATTATTTATGATCTGATCATTGACTTGAATATTTTCATTATCACTCCATACCGCGTATATGACCCTTCAAATCCTGCTGATTTACGTCAAATTCGTTTTGAACTATTCATGTCTCGGGAAGAATTTGAGACTACACGTGAGCGATTAATGGGCGGAAGAATTACAGCAGCACTTGCCGGGAAATGGGTTTCAGGAGCTGCTCCATATTGCTTCATTTATGATTCAAGCACTGGTTTTCTAGACTTGCATGAAAAAGAATCAGCGGATATGAAACAAATTTACTTGTATTATGTGTATGGTGTGCCTGACTTTAAAAATCAAGGAGAATTACGTGACGTATCTTATCGTGCGCTTGCTACTTTTCTTAAACGACATACAAATATCCTCACCCCAGAGGGAAGTAATGAATGGCATCCTATGATGTTAAGACGCCTAATCACTCATGAGCGAAATATTGGTATTCATCGATTCCAGCCTAAAGGACAGGATCCTATTATTATTTATAGCCCTAAAGTTGTAGATGAAGATTTATTCTCGAAAGCAATGGAGAAAGATCAAGCTAGCAGACACAAACCACGAACAAAACTTGACTTTTCACCTTGCGAATTGGCAGGACTCGTGATCTGTTCGACGTGTGGCCGCCGTATGATTAGACAATTCAGTGTGCAGCATTATCAACGTACAGATGGATCTGAATCAATATATGAAAAGGAATTCTTGTGGTGTAAGGAACCAGGATGTACATTCCTTAAATATCGTTCCGTCGAGTCACAGCTTTTAAAAGTATTAGAAGTATTGGAGACGCTTGATGCTGACAAGCTTAGAACATACATTGAAAATAGCGCGAACAACGATGACAAAGAAATATTAGAACGTAATCGTATTGAGATGATGGATAGTCTTGTTACCCGTCGTAGCAATCTTAAAAAACGGATGGATTTTATTTATGAAAAATATGAAGATCGTACGTATGATGACGAAACATTTCAATCAAGAAAATCAGCTATAGAAAAAGAACTTAATGAAGTGGACGAGCTAGAAAAATTATATACAGGTGTAAAAGTAGATAAAAAGAGAGAGATAAATATTCAACAGGTACAAAAGAATATATCTACTGTGCTGAAGGCTTATCACTCAAGTGACAATAAAACAAGTAAGAATAATATTTTAAGAGCAGTGTTTGATCACGCGATTGTTGAAGTGATTGAAAAAGGTAAGGGAAGAAGAGAAGCGAAGTTTATTTTAAAACCTAAGTTACGAGCTGATATTTTGGGGGGCAAATCTTTGGTATAA